TAGCTATTCAAGAATTATCCGATAAAGTGGATAACACTGGAAAATAACAACATTATTTGCTATATTAAATATATAAATTTAAATTTACAGGTATTACTATGAATCACATTCAAATTTTACAACTAATTACTAAATACACAAACGCTTTATATAATGATGGCTCTATGTATTGGTCTGGTGATGAAGCACTATCAACTCCAGAAAGAAAAGCTATGGTTGTTGCTGATATAAAGTTAATAACTGATAATTTAGCAATTTTAAGTAAAGATTTAGCTTAATATGAATGAAGAAAATAAAATAGAAAATTTATCAGAAATATCAAAAGTTTGTGAATTAAATGAGTTAATTACTAATTTTTCAGTTATTAATGATTTTATTAAACAATCAATAATGTATATTTCAATTAAAAAAGGTAAAAAAGAAGAAATATCTTTGGAAGAAATAGATATTTTTAATGATAAGTTTACTAAAATGAAAGAAATTATTGATAAAATAATTAAATATTAATGATTTTTACCAATAATATTAAAAATAATTTTGAGTCAATATCTAATACTAAAACAGTTCTAATAAGTGCTGAAAAGCAAACAATTATAACTTCTTTGCGGTGTACGAATATTACTGACAATAATATTCGTATAACTGTTGAAGATATAAGATTATTGAAAAATCCTATAGAAAAAGCATATATCTGTTATAATTTATTATTAACTCCTAATCAGACAACGGATTTATTAATGGTAATTAAAGGTAATAGTTCTGAAATTTCAGAACATGTATTATTAGATGGGGATAATCTTGTTTGCTATAGTGGGTCTTATGGTGAATTATTTTCTTGTATATTAACCGGTTATGAGTTGTTGGAAACATGAATAAAAGACAGATTTTAGAAGATTCAAAAGAGTTATTTAAATATCTAGCAGATTCACAAATAAGAAAAACATGGATTGAAAACGATATTATAAATAATGATTATTATTATAATAAACAATGGAATAATCATAAAGATAAAGTAGGTTTAGAACAAATTGGTTGTGATCCTATAACTGTTAATAGAATTAAACCTATTATTGATAGATATTTAAGCATATTAATAAAAAGCGGTAAAAGAGTTGGTTTTTTGCCAACAACTAATTCACAATATCATTTTAATATAGCTAATTATATAAAAAACTGGGCATTTAATGTTCAAAGTCAAAATAATCATAGTTTTGCATCAAGTTTGAAATGCCAATCTGCTTTATCTAGTGGAATTGGGTGGTCTCATTTTTATTATGAAAATAACAGATTTTGGTATGAATGGGTAAATAGTAGGGAAATGTATTTTGATCCTGATGATTTAAGCCCAAGGCTAGAGAATCAGAATGTTATAGCTAGAAGTTATTTTGTAAATGTTGTTAAGTTAAAAAATTTATACCCTAAATATGTTACTGAATTTGATAATATGGTAGCTAATAGTAAAAATAATCAATATACATCTGTAGAAGATTTTACAGCAATACCGGCAGATATTTGGGTAAATGGCAAATCTATAAGAATTGTTGAATTATATGAAAAAAGATCAGATAAGTATTTTGAATCAACATGTGATATACCAGTAACTGATAACAATGATAGACAGATTGATAATACCTATAAAGAATTTGATGATACTATATTTACTACTTTTAATGAAGATTTGGTAAATAAAAAAGCTACAGGTAAAGTTGATGTAAAAACAGGTACTAGAATTTATAAAACTGTATTTTGTAATGATATATTACTTTATCATGGGGCTATAGCTGAACAAGTTCCTAATCAGACATTTTTTCCATATGTACCAATGGTATATTCAAGAAATATGAATGGTGATTTTATAGGTAGTACAAATTACATGATAGAATTACAAAACTTGTGGAATGTTGAGATTTCAAAATTATTCCATTATGCAAATTCAAAACTTACAATGTGTAATCCTAAAGCTAGTAGTATGGATTATGAACAATTTGTAAAAATGTATAATATAGAATCCAAAAAGAAACGTGGGTTTTTACAAGTAGACCCTAAGGATATTACTGTTGTTGATAATAGTAATGATATAAAAGGTATACTTAGCTCACTTGATATGTTAAATAGGGAATTTCAAAATCTGTCTGGATTATTTGATGATTTTGCAGGTAAACCAACTAATGCTGAAAGCGGTGTTGCTATACAAAATAGAATAAATACAACTTTGAATGCTCAAAATCCTTTAGTACTTGCTTATGAGTATATGCTTACTTCCGAGGGAAGAATAATGCTTGATACTTTAAAAGGTATTGAGAATTTTAAACAGGTAATATCATTTTATAACGAAGGTAAGCAAGATAGTGCAGTGATAGATAGCAATATATCATTACTTAATTTTGAAGTTTATCCTACAACCTCACCTAATTTTAGTTCTAGTATTGAAGAAGAAAAAGAAATATTTAATACTATTTTGGGTAGTGGGCTTGCCGATATGTTATTATCATCACCTTATTTCTTACAACAAGAAGGTATAGGTGAAGTATCAAGCTATAAATTAGCTGCTGAATATAAAAGAGTTGTAATTGAAAAAATGCAATTACAACAAGGAATATTGCCAAATCAACAAGAGGTAAATAATGAGTGATAATGATTTAGATAATGTATTAGGTGAAATACATAATAAGATTAAAGATTCTAAAAAAGAAGAACATAAACAAGATGTTGTTAATACAAAACAACAGATTAATACAGACAATCAAAAAGAAAGTGTAAAATTACAAGAAGAATTTGTAAAAGATGAATCTGAAATTGAAGATTTAGAAAAACAAAATAAAGAAGATAAAAAACAGGAAGAAGTTAAACCTGATCTTGAAAAACAAATAAAAAGTCTGGAAAAAGCATTAAATGATACTAAAAAAAGTTATCAAGTAAAAAATCAAGAAAATGTTTTGTTTAAAAAGAAATTCAAATCAACAATTGAAGAATTAAAAAAATCTATACTTGATCCTGATAATACATATCTTGATGTGGAAGAGTTTAATGATGCTGTTAATAAACTTACATCAATACTTGATTTTAAAGAAGATGAATTAGAAGTAAAAGATGAGGTTTCTAAAGGTGATAATAAATCAAAAACAATTCTTGAAAAACTTGAGAATGAATTCCAAAACTTTAAAAAATATAATAAATCAAAAGAAATAGATAATAATTATAAGGCTTTTTATGATTCAGTTCATTTATTAAATATTGATGAAAGAGAAAGTTTATTGGAATATCTGGAAGAAGCTGAACCGACTGATGCTATAGAAAAATTATTAATGCTTGGTCAAGATTATAGAAATGTTTTTGAAAAAGGATTAAAAAAACATAAAAATATATTTGCGTTTGTTAACAGCTTGCAAGATGAAATATCAAGATTAAATGAACAAATTAACACAAATAAAGAAAGTATTGACAATAGTTTTGATAAAAACGATAATAAACAGATAAAGTATAGATCATCAAATATTGTAAATAGTAAAAAATATGATGATCATTTACAAAGTTTATTTGATATGTAAAATAGACATAATTAATATTACTTTAAAGCGTGTAAACTTACTTTAAATATTATTAGTTATTTACCTAAATAATATTAATAAACAATTAGTATTAATTAATAAATAACGAGGTATTTAAAATGGCTATATTTAATTTTAGTCAACCAAAAGATCAGAATAAATTTCAAAGAGACGTATTAGACCCATTTTGGAAAGAAATGTTGGCAGAAGACCCTTTTAATAAATATATGGGTTCTACCGGTAATTCCATGATAGCTTTACAAAAAAATGTTGACAAAGGTAAAGGTGCTGAAATTGTATTTAGCATGACTTACAATAGTAAAGTAAATGAAGTTTATGACGAAAATACTTTAGAGGGTAAAGGAACTCTTGATACACCTGTAAACTGTACAATGAATATTGGTAAAACCAGATTTGCAGTAGGTGCTAAAGATTATGATATTGCTGAATATTTAGCAAAATTTCAATTTACTAAAAGCGTTAATGAGCAAATTGCAATTAAACGTGAACTTTTAACTAAAAGAAGAAATATTAATCAATTTGCTTTTTGTTTTGCTTATGGTAGTAAAGGTAAAGCAGATCATAAAAGTTACGATTACTTATTAGGTGATGGTCAAGTAACAAGTGATTTTGAAAACTATTTTACATCTAAAATAAAAAATTGTGTTATCAATCAAATTGATGTTAGCGGTGATGGTATTAGTTCTGATCGTGTATTATTTGGGGCTGAATCAATTAGAAACGTAATTGCTGTCGGTCAAACAGTTCAACAAAGATGTGCGATTGGCGCTCCGGGTAATAATGGTAATATAGGAACAGCAGATTATGCTGATGGGACTAGTGGTTATTGTAATATAGACCATTTAATTAATTTAATTCAAATGGCTAAAACAGGCGGTAGAAAGATAAATACCGAGGGTGCTATAAAACCAATGCACTATGTTAATTATCAAGGTTTTAAAGGTATGGGTTATACATACTTTATAGGACCAAGAGTTAAAGCAAGATTTTTAAAGAACCCTATTGTACAACAAATGTTAATAAGACCTTTTAGAGAAGATGGGCAACCTACTTACTTTAATGGTACTGATTATATTGGTAGAATTAATGGTACTGATATAGTATGTATTGATGAGTTTGATTATCTGAACTTTACAACTGATGCTGGAGCAGATATAGGTTATGGAGCTTTATGTGGTTCTATGGCTTTTGCAAAAGCTATTTGTACTACTCCTAAAATTACCATAAAAGAAATGGATCATGAAAATCAATATGAAATGGGTATAAGACTTCTTGATGGTATGAAAGTTGTTAAATTCCCATCTAAAAGATACCAAAATGTAAATACATTCCCATATCTTGAAACTGGTATTGTACATTCTTTCACATTAATTTAATAAATAGGTATTAAAATGAATTTAGTTGTAAAATACACAATAACCGGAGCAGCTAACGTTGCTCAATTACCAAATGATGCAACCGCTTTAGGTATTACTGGAGTAAACTTTGTAGGATGTGCTACTGATGTAGCAATGGCATTAGGTAATGCTGTTGCTGCTAATAACTCTGATAAAGCTACTATTTTACCAGCAGTTAGTAGTACTACCAGCGGTACTTATGTAGATAAAATAGTTGCCATAGCTATTCCAGCTACTTTTAACGGAACTACTGTTAATTATATGTCTGTACTTTTATCAAATATAGGTATTAATTCCGATATATGCGGTGTTGAATTTATAGGTTTAAATAGAACTGAAACAGACCTAGTAGCAGCTTTTGCAAATCATTTGACAGTTAGAAACAATATTAGTTTTTCTTCTAGTAAATCAAGGTTGATTATATCAGTTTTAGCTGCTGCAAATACTATAGCAGGTTCAACTATGAACATAAGAGTAACTTATAAAAACTAATTTTAAATGAATGTTACAGAACTTATTGATACTATTTCTCAATTTGCTTTTGGTACATTAGCTACTGAAAGACAACGTAAGGAATACTTACGTTGTCTTAATTTTGCAAACAATGACATTTATTTAAGATTACGGAATTATAAAGAATTTTTAATTTATAAAGAACAGAAAGTTGTTTTAAATGGTCTTGAATATTCTTTTGTATTTGATTTCAAGAATAATAGGTTAAGATCAGTTTATAATTATGATGTTAAATTAAGTTCTTTTGATCTACTTACAAATGATACTCTTTCATTAACTGAAAAACAATATTATATAATACCATCTGAAAATAAAGTAATATTGGGTTGTAAGGATTATCCTAAAGATACTGACGGGGATAATTTTGTTAAAATATTTCAAATACCTAAATTAAAGAATTTAGTTGAAGTTGTAAATAATGTTGATATTGAGTCAGATACTGTTATTTATGATGAACTTGTAATGCAAACACTAGTTCTTGGAGCAGTATTTTACATATTTCTAACAACTAATGGTCAAATGACTAAATTATCTACTGTATACACATTATATAAAGAAAAACTAGGTGATATTGTAAACTTCTATACGAGTGTTTAGATGTCAAAAGTAATAAGTAATTTTCAAGGAAGAGAGAATGCTGTTGTATTTAAAGCTGCTAACAATGGTATTAATTCAAATTCAATAGATAATTTATCATATGCTAAATATATTCAAAATATGATTTTGAATGAAGATAATAACTTATCTGTAAGAAATGGTACAAAAATAGTAGCGAGTCAAGAAGTAAATCCTAATTTTATTTTTAATGATCAATTAAAGTTAATGAATTATATTAACTTTAATGGTAATTCAGAAATTCTTACTTATCAAACTTATTTTATAAAAACTCCTTATATAAATTTTCAAACAGATATTGTTAAAAATAGACTTTTAGATAATTTAACACAAATAGCAATTGATATAAGAGCTTTAAATGGAAATCAAAAAGCTATTTTATATAAATATTTTTTTGAAAATGTTTATGTTTTTATAGAACAAGATAGTTATTCTGATAAATGTGAAATATTTGATGTTGAGCAAAATAATGATGATATTCTTTTTAAAGTAAATTTAGATATAAGTTTTTTTGATAATAATTTTAATGTGTGGATAGAAAGAGCTGGGATTTATAAATTTATAGATTCTGATATTGTGGATAACTTAATTATATTAGGTTTGGATTTTAACCCTAATGTTATTGTTTCATACATAAATTATCAAAGATATTTAATAATATGTAATGGAATTGATCCAGTACAATATTATGATGGAACTGATTTAAAAGAATTAAAAAGTGATTATCAGATAACTCAAACTTCTATTACAAAGACTTCAAACAATACTTTATCTTTAGTAGTAGATTTACTTTATGAAATTGAATTAAGAGAAAACTTAGTTATTAATAATATAGTAAAAGTTGTAAGTGGTTTGAAACTAGAAACACCTAACAAGATTATTGATGTAGTATTCACAGTTACTGATAGTGTAAAAATAGATTTAACTTTTGAAGATAATTTTATAGGCGAACCTACCAATATTTTATATTTAAAATCAATACCTGCTTTTAGTTATGTAAATATTATTAACGATAGATTATTTGCTTTGGATAGCGGTGGTTCTTTTTATAAGAAATTCAGAAGTCCTGATAAATCAATGTTGGTTTATTATTGTGAAAAAAGAAAATCAATATTTAATTGGTATAATCAGAAAGGAATAATTGAATCTATAAATCTTGCTTCCAATAGCAATAAAATAGATGATTTGCAGTGTTTTAACACCTATCAGGGAAGAATATTATTTTGGGGTAAAGAATCAGTACAAATATGGATAGGAAATGATCCAACTGTTATTAATGATGGTCAGAATATAGAATTTGGTGATTTTAGGTGGCAGAAAACAGAACCTGTTGGAATTTTCAGTAAAAACATGTTTGTTGAGTTACCTAATGTTTTTATTTTTCTATCAAAATTCGGTATTTGCAGTTTAAAGATAGATGGTTTCAATAATCTAAATATAGATTTGTTTTTTGCTGATAATGTAAATAGTTATATAAGAAAACAGCTTGAGAACTTAACTACTGAAAGAGAATATAGAAATCTTAATTGTTTTGTGTATCCTTATGGTGGTTTTATAGGTTTCAGATTTATTCATAATTGTTATATTTATCAATTAAAAGGTCAGGGTTTTTGGACAATATTTACTCAAAACTTTTCAGATAGTAAAACTTTTCTTTATGATTCTGTTTCTAAAAACCTGTATTTAGCTAATAAAGGTAATGTTCTAGTATATTGTGATAAGTTAAAATATAAAAATTATATGGATATGGAAAATAACCCAATACCATTTAATTTATATTATAACTGGTTCAATATTACTGCTACTTGGTATAATGAAAATATATATTTAAGTTGTCAATCAAGTGAGGATATTCTAGTTAAAATAAAAGTATATTTGAATTATGATATGTCAGACTATCAATTAACAGAAATAAAAGTTAATCAGATAGATAGTAAATTTGATATAAGCAGATTTGATATTGATGAGTATTCAAATAATGAAAAAGCTATTTATCCACAGGAAACACTAAGATTTCATACTGATAGTATTTCTTTAAAAATAAATGGTATTGCTTATAAGGAATTTATTTTTGATAGTTTATATTTATCAGGTGGTATTAATATAGAGAAAAAAACTAATAAAAATGCCGATTAAATTACTAAAACAGAATCTTGAATATTTTAAATATCCTAATAATGTTATTAAATCAGTAGAAATTGATACTAGATTTAATGATATTGTTAATTATTTGAATGATGAAATTATTTTTAAACTTAATAATTATAATAATGAAATAATTATTGGTTCAACTATTCAAGCAGATATAAATAGTATTTTAAAAAGCAATGATGACACTTATTTTTGGAAAAAAATATCTAATGATGATTTTGTTGACAATACAATAAATATTAAAAAAATTAATCATAAAGATATTAAAAATTCATTTTTTATATCAAATAATAATGGTGAAATAAAACAACTTGGTTTTAATAATAGAAACGCTTTAGATTTATTTACTATTCTTTGTGATAATATGTCTATAAAACTTGGTAGAATATCAAAAGATTATATTGATCCATTAAGTAAAATAACAGGTAATAAAATAAAGGAAAATATAATAGATTCTTATAATCTATCAGAAATAACACCAACAATAGGAATAAATACTATTGTTGGAAGATATTTTAAAAACAATTCTATAAAAACACGTAACATAACAGATAATTCATTAAAACTTGATAGATTTGATGATAATGCTAAGGAACATTTACAAAAATATATCTGGTCTTCAATAATTCCTAATGGTTATGTAGATTTAAATAGTAGATTAAATAAAGTTTATATAAATAGAGATTGGAATAGGGATTTATTAAAAAGAATGTTAAGTTCTAATTCTCCAGCAGGTAGAAAATTATCTAACCCATATACTATTCCTGTTAATAAATTATCCACATTTAGAGTAAAAAATATTATAAAATATTATTCTAATAATACTAATATTGTTGATCTATCATTAACAACACCAAATGGAAAAAAAGTATGTATAGAAAAAAGGTATATATTAAGTTCAAATCTGTTTAAACCAAATTCAATAAATCCTAATAGACTTGTATATTGGTATGCTAAAGGTAATTACAAACATGCTCACAATATAAATACGATAATTGCACCAAAATCAATTACTATTGACCATTTAACTACTGCTATTGCTAATAAAATTAGAGGTTGATAATGATTAGTAATTTTACAAGAGATATTAGTTTCTTTCAATCATTATCAGAGAGTAATAGTGATGTTAGTTATAAAGATTTTGATAATGAAATAAATAACCTTGTTGAATATTTAAATAGAAAAGTTGTTACATCAATAAATTCAATAGTTGAACAAAGTTATAATGGAATAGTTGATAATACTAATTACATATTAAAAAATATAGGTAATAGTAAGGTAGTTTTTAGTAAACTTGAAGATATAAACTATACTAATAATTCCATAGAATTAGTTAAATTAAGTTTAGTAAAAAACAACTCACTTCTTTTTGTAAAAAGAAACACTAATATTGATTATCTTAAATTAAATGTTGATAATTTTGGTGTTGGTGGGATATTTAAAAGTATTTATAGAGATACTTATTCAAATTCAAATAAAATATCTGGTTATAATTTTGAAGATAGAGCTATTGAAAGTAATAATATAGATATAAATGCTATTGCTAAAGATCATATATCTCAAGATGGAGTAAACTATTTATTATCAAATCTATTAGTAAGAACTAATAATATTGTTACATTATCAGTAAGTAACGACAAGTTTGATTTATATCAAATAAATGCTAATAAACTTCATCATAAAATATTACAACTCAGAAGAAATAGTGGGCTTGTTTATAAAACAAATTCAATATTTGCTGATAAAATAAAAGATAATTCTTTTGATTTTAAGCTAATAGGAAACAATAGAGCTTTATTTGGCGATGGTTTATTACATAAAAACACAATACCTTTAAATTCTATTACACTTGCTAAACCAAATAATACTTTCCCTGAAAAAATTAATCCTTATTTGTTATGCGTTTATTCAGTTAAAAACGCTTATAAGTTGGTAAAGTATGAACAACCAGTACCTGATCAAGTTTATAAAAATCCAGTGTATATAAGTCTTACTAAAAATTTAAAAAAAGTTCAAAAGAAAATATCACAGATAAACACTGTAAATGCTAAACTAATTAAAGATGCAATATTAACTGCTTATGGTGGTGTAATAGTTAATTATATTAGCTATTTGGAAAATTATAACACCTCTGTAGTAGATTTTTTTACTAACATAGCAAGAGTTCCACAGAAATTAAATTATAACAATAATAAAGCAAGATTTGATAATTATAGGCAAACTTGGCTTAAAAATAAGTCCTTATTACCTGCACTTTATAAGAACGAACAAGATTTGCAAATTCAAATAAATATAACTCCTATAAATATTTATGCTCCACAACCTCCTATAAAGTATGAACAATTAGAACTTGTTCCAAATACTGTTACCTATTCTTTAAAAGAAAAACAGAATGTAATAAAATCACATCATCTAGGTAGCACTATGTTTAATTTAAACAATTTTCTTGATAGAATAACTTGCCCTAATGTAAAAAGTAAAAACTTTATAGGTAAAGAGCGTTTAGATGATAATTTAAGAACATTACTTGGTATTTGATATGCTTAATTATTACAATAGAGATCAGGAATTTTTTAAAAATCAGTCTAAAAAAATAAAAATAATAAGATCAATTGATCTTTATAATGAATTCAATAATTTAGGTGATTATTTTAATAACGAACTAAAAGTAAAATTTGAAGAAGCTTTACAAACATCATTAAAAATAGTTCCTAACAAGTTTTTAGTAAACGTTGGTGATGGTAAAATAAAATGGGTTGATATTGTTGATATTATAGATGAAGATTCAATTGAATTAAATAAATTAAAAAATATCACACCTAGATCAATATTGTGCAGTGATAATGTTGGGCAGATATTTCCAATAACTTGTATTGAAGATTACAGTATTCTTTTTGCAAGATACAATAATACTCATATCTGGCGTAAACTTATTAATGATGATATTGAAATGGATACTATAACAGGTATCAAAATAAATAAATTATCAGAATTAAATCTAACTGATAATCTTGCTAATGATTTTGTATCTGATAATACAATAGATAGTGTTAACATTGATGATAATGCAATAGACATATCAAAAACAGCTTATAATACATTATCTCTTGATAGAATTGCTATACAAAGTGAAATAAATAGTGGGTTAATACCTGATAAATATAATGTAGGAGGTAGCAAAGACGGAGTAGCTAGTCTTGATGCCTTTGTAAATAAATGCTTATTGCCAAGTAAAATACTTGATAATAGTATAGATATTAATATACATCCTAATTTATTTCATTCCAGATATTATAGTGATAATCCTTTATACCTTTTTGAAAGAGAGAAAAATGAGTTTCCAGAAAATAGTTATGACACAAATAATTATGAGGTATTGGAATATTTTAATATAGCTCCTGAAACTATTGATGATGATTTTCTAGATACTTATGAAAATATAGGAAGTATTGATAATTTACCTTGGTTTAATGATGGTAGGAATCCTCAAGAACCTAGATATTTTCAAAAAGGATACGTCCATCCAACACCTGATTGTAGAGTGGAGGGTAGATTAATACCTCTTGGGGGATTAAGATTAAGACATTTTGACGATGAAGTAAGAGCAGCTTTAATTGCTAAAGGAGTTAATGATAATGATTAAAGTTTATTTTAAAAAAGATACTATAAACATATTGTTATATAATAATGGCAATATAACAGGTATTATAAAGGTATTTAAACGAACTGATAAACAAGGAGTACTTGATTTGTTTATCCGTTCTAAATATCGCTGTAGGTGGCTTAATAAGGATTTGTATTTTAACCATAAAAGCAAGTTTGTTGATATATGCTCTAAAGTAGGTTATGATGTGATTATTACAAGACTTAATAACATCAAAAGTCTAAGATTACTTAATCATTTTGGATTTATGAAGTATAATGAAAAATATTATTATTTAGGGATTAGCTAATGGGCGGATTCTTTGGTGGCGATGATGAAGAAGCACCACCGGTAAACTTTACACCTTATACACCTATTGATGCTACTAAAGGAAATCCTCCTATTAATTATATGAGGATGTTTGATGCAGTAAGCGGACAGGAGTTTGTATTTAAGAAATCTCCTAAAGGTGAGCGTTATCTTAAATTACAAAGTCAGATAAAGCAGAAGCAAAAACGTCTAGCTGAAGCTCAAGATGGATTTAATCGTAATAAAACCCAATTTTGGATAGATAGGCAAAATAGATTAAAAGGTCAGATATCACAATTAGAGGGTGAGGCTTCCAATCTTGAAAGATTTGGAGGTGATACTGAAATTCAAATAAATGATTTATCCGGTAGAGTGCCTTTAGATGCTCCTTTTGAGTCAATTCTTCCTGAAATAGCTAATTTACCTAATATTGATTTAAATTTACCAGAGGTAAGAGCGTTACTTCCTTTTGAGATGCGTTACGCTGCCGCTGTTAGTGATGTAAGTAATAGGCTTAGGGATTTACAGGATACTATAACAGGACTTGAAGTATCCAATCCTATGACAATTGAGAGATATGGTCCAATGATAAGGGCATTTAAGGATGCAAACAGGCTTGCTATGGATAGGGGTTTTGATATCAGATACAACGGATTAGATGCTAAACTAAGGGAAATGGGTTTAAATAATTCAACAACTGCTCTTGGAACTATGATTAGTTTGCAAAAACAGAAAGTAGATACTGAAATAGAAAATAATCTTAAAGAATATGCCTTTGCAAATAATCTGAAACAGCAATCAATAGACAATTTAATTAAGTCCGGTAGTACTTTAGCACAAGAGGGGGATTTAAGGTATAAACAATTTGCACAAGATAGTGATAACCAGCTTAAAATCAGACAACAGGACTTAGGTGTTGAGGAGTTAGAACAGCAGAGGGCAAATGCTATACTAAATGCACAAGTAGCAGAAAGGCAGCAGGAAGTAGCTCTTGAGGGGTTAAAACTTGATAGAGGTAAAGCAGAAAGGCAGTCAGATCTTGCTAGACGTGAGTTAACCCTAAATATGCTTGTAAATAGAGACCCAAGCAAGATGGGGTTAAACTTTATTGCTAATAACAATACAAACGCTGTAAATGCAATGGGAATTACTAACGATGCTATGTATAAGAAACAATCTAATGAATTGCAAGCATCAGGTTTAGAGCAGGAAAGATTTAAGAATGAACAGGCAGCTAAAAGTGATCCTTTCGGTACTATTTTGAATACTGTTGTCGGAACAACTCTTGGAGGAATAGGTGGTGGATTTGGAAGCACTTTAGGTGAGAAGTGGGCAGGAGTAGATGTTAAGAATAAATATAATAAAAAATAGATTATATGAGCAAAGATTACTCCGACATGCTTAACAGAAAGAAAACATCCGATAGATTAGCTGATGCTTTCACCGATCAAGCTAATTCCATGAGACCTATGAATGTAGGTCAGAGATAGTGCTAATGGGAAAATATACATGGAAGATAAACAAGGTAATGTAAAAGGTCAGTATATAGCTGATATATTACAAGGAGTAATACCTCAAGAAGAGCAGATGAATTTCCCAGAACTTCTTACTTATAATTCAAAAGCAGCTGTTGCTAATAAGATTGAAGAACAACGCCTAAAAAATGAGCAGATTAGAGCTGCTATTGAGGCAAGTAGAGCTAGTGCAGAATTAAGTAGAGCTAAGGGGATGAAAACTATTAATGACGTTAAAAACCCCCCTATGAATGATCAACAAAAAATATTATTCAAAGCTGATGTTGACAGTAATAAAGAATATATAAAAGATGTTGGTAAAAAAATAATATCAGATAAAGTTCTTGTGAAAACTTTAAATGAGACAGAAGAAATGTTAGTAGAAGCCGCTAAAAAAGGACAGGTAGGAAGTGATTTATTAGCACAAGCAAGAAGAAAATGGGGTAAATATATTAGTGGTAACAATAAGGAAATGACTATTGTAGATATGGCTAAAGCTGCATATTTTGCAAGAGTTAAAGAAGCTGGTGGTAGTAACCCATCTACTACTGAATTTTTAACAGCTTTAGAAACAATACCTAATACTGACAAGAACTTATTAGCTTCATTAAATATATTAAGAAAAGATAAAATTAATGCTCTTAATAATATATATAGATTTAATAATATTGAAAAAAATCTAAGAACTAATAATTATCAAGGAAGTCCTTATGATGAAAATGTTGTAAACTTTAATGAAGATGAGTTTAATAATTATGTTAAAGAAAACTCATCTAAAAAAATGATTGTTGTTCAGAAAAAAGATAAAAATACTGGTATAATAAGTACTAGAGAAATACCAATAGAAGATTACGAGGACGCATATAATAATGGATATAGTTTTGTAGGTAAATAATGAAAGACGGCGAAGATTTTGAAGCTTTTGAGAAAAGAAAAATAGAAAGCGGAGAATGGAAAGTTATAGATCCAAAAGATATTGGTATTTCACCTGAAGAACCATCTCTTAAAGAAAAAGTTACTAGTGCTGCTTACGGATTTAATAAAGGGTTAGGTAAAACAGTTGATAGTGTTGCTGCTGCCGGTAATGCTATTTATGGTGGAATTAGTGGTGGAATGGCTAATTTGACTGAAAATCTAGGTATGGAAGAAACATCAAAAGATTTTAGGTCTCAAGCAAATCAAGCCTACGATGATGCTAATAAACTATGGAATGGTAAGGTAGCAGAGCAGTATGTTGAAGATAATTATAAACCTGATGCTATAGAAAAATATAAAGGTACTGATCAGCAATACGTAATAGACAACTATATATCTGCCGGTCATACAGTAGAGTCTCTAGTTGAAACTTCTGGTGCAGGTGCTATATTAAAATTAGCAGGAAAAGGTGTTGCAGCACTTGTTAGCAATCCTACGGCTAAAAATTTTTTGGTAAATAATAAAGTTACAAAATTTTTAAATACTTTAGTAAGTGTTGAAGTTAATCCTGTTAATACTACCGCAGCAGCAGTTGGTGGTTATTGGTCCAACAACTTAAGAGAGCGAGACGAAACAGCAAGAGAGCAAGCTCCAATAGAAGATACTGCAAGAACTATAGGTGGATATATTGCCGGTGATGTTTCAGTAAGAGGTGGTACAGGTGTTATTACCGGTACTGCAAAATATTTGTTAAAAACAGCTCTACCGAAAACTATGTATAATAACTTAATGAAAAATGTAGCTGAACTTAAAGAACCTTTTGTAGAGGGATTATATAAAGGATTAGATACTGTTCAAGAAACTGCCGGTAATTGGATAAATGGTTTAGTATTCAAATCAAATACTGACGTTGGAAAATTAACCATGAGAAGATTAAGGGATATAGAACAAGCGTCTAAAGAAGCTATTGAATATGTATCAACTGATACAGGCATTATGCACAAAGGTAATACAAGTTTTGCTGCTTGGTTGTTACATAAAAAAGATAATCCTATTGATATGGAATTTCTTGAATCAGTAGCCCCAGAACTTGCTAATATGCTTAATAGCGGTGCAGATAAAAAAACTATTATAAGAGAGTTAACTAAAAATAAAGATTTAGTTAACGCTTATACATTACAAAAACATAATGCAAAAGCAATAGAATTAGGTTTGTATTTACCTGATTATACATTAAAAGAAAAATTATTAAAAGATACGCAACAAGGTTTAATTGATTTTGTTAAAAGAAACTTAGGTGATTTTTCTAAAAATGCCGGTGAACTTACCTATACTAATAAAATTGAAGATTTTAAAACTCTTTTACCTCAATTTAATAGTGTTTTAACAAAGGAAAGAAATTTAAATCATGATAGATACCGGCAGATTTTAAGTAGTAATGAAAATAGTATTATTAGCTTAGAAGAATTTATACCTGAATTAAAACAATTATCAGATGATTTTAAAATATTTTCTCCTACCAGTAGAAATGATACTGCTGAAATTTCAGCAATAGAACAGGTTTCAGATACTTTTAATAGACTTTTCCAATCTGCTTCTTCTGCTGAAAGTAGAAATGTAAATGGAAGAATAGTAAAAAATGCAATTAATCCTATAGAGCTTGTAAATAAAAGACAAAGTTTAAATGATATTTCATATAGAGGAAATAGTAATGTTGAAGAATTACAAAGAAAAGCCGTATCATTAATTGATAGAATAATTGAGAAAAACACGGATTTAGGAAATTTACCGGAAGAATTTATAACATCTTACAGAAAAGCATTAGATTTTGATTCTAAAGTTTATTTCTCTTTTACTCAAGATGAAATTATTAAAACACTATTACAAGGCGAACCTACTGGCTATATATCTAACATAATGAATACCAGTAGAGGTGTTGAACAGGTAAGAAAAGCTTTAAGTAATACTACAGAGCAATATAAAAATTTTCATACTAAAGAAGATATTTTAAAACAAAATAAACAATTAGCAGATGATTATTACAATCGGATATTATTTGCATATAGAAAAGGTTTAAATAATAAAAGACCCTTAACCGGTGAACGCACTATAGTTGATAAAGATGGTTATGAAATAAATAAATTATATACAAGTACAAGTACAAGTAATGTTATTAAGTTTCCAAATAAAAAAGATTTGGAAAAAGCACGTGAATTTAAAAACGCAGGTAATGATCAAGGTTTATCTAATTTAGCTCATAAATACAATTTGGATATTAATGAAAACAGAGAGTTAATATCTAAAATGGATGGTAAAGCTAAAGAACTTTTTGATGCTTTAAGACAAATAAAACTTAAAAAGTTGATATTTGATGATTTCATAAATTACGAAAAAACTAATAATAGATTTGATTTTAATACTTTTAAGATACAAAGTACTATTTTAGATAATGAAAATCTGATTAGAAGTTTGGTTAGAGATGAAAAACAAGCTGAATTTATTATAAAAAAATTACCTGTTGTGTTAAATAAAGTAGGTGAAATAAGTAATAAAATAAAAATAAATTCTGATAGTAGTAAAGATATCACACAAACAATAACTAGGTTTGCAACTAAGACTGGTATAGGAGCAACAATAGGTAATGCTGCCTTTGGTCCAGTAGGAGGCTTTGCTGGAGCTGTTGTATCAAATCAGTTAGTTAAGTTATATTACAGAGGATTAGCTAACAGTTTTGACAAACCTGAAACAACTGCTAAGCTAATTGGATTAATTGAGAAAGGAAATGACACAAATATCTTGAAATTTTTATTAAAACAAGCTAATGTGTATTCTTATGATGCTATCAAAAAAGATGTTGGTGGTAGTAAAACTATGATAAAGAATGACATAAATCAATTTATAGATATGCACAAAGATTCTTTATCAAAACCTTTTGATAGGTATTCTGCTGAATATGATAATTAATATTTTTTTATTACTTATATTTTTATATATTGCAACAATTATTAAAAATACATTGTTAATAAAAAAAATTAACTTTAATATGATTAACAGAAGTTTTACTTAAATCTAATTTATATAATAATATTATCATTATCACTTGTAACCTTATTACAAGCTGTTCATGGCATAGGTGGATCATCTGACGAAACTGATTTAGGTGATATTGATGTTTGAGTTTGTAAAAACAACTCTTACAAATATACATTTCTGGATAGGATTTTTTAGCTGTTTTGTATTATTCTCACATTACATATTTGGCAATGATAATGCACTTGAGCAATTAGGTGAGCTTGTTACTCAAATATTAACAGGACTAAAACTAGACTTCTCACCTACATCATGAAAACTTCCCAGAAAGGACTTACTTTAATCAAAAAATTTGAGGGTTTTAGCGATAAGGAATACATCTGCCCTGCCGGTAAAGTTACTATCGGTTATGGACATGTAATATTACCTAACGAGGATTTTCCAGTGCCTATGACAAGATTAGAGGGTGAGTTATTACTTAAAAAGGATTTAGAACCAAGAGAGTCAGCATTAAACAAATTTCTTAAGGTAAAAATAACTCAAAATCAATTTGACGCTCTAATAAGTCTTATATACAATATAGGAGTTGAAAACTTTAAACAATCAACATTACTTAAGTTTATTAATGACAGATTGTTTGATAAAGTACCTGATCAGTTCAGACGTTGGAAATATATAAATAAAGTAGCTTCTAAAGGATTACTCAATAGAAGAGAAGAAGAGATTAAATTATGGTTAGCTTGAAAAGAATAGTTGGTGCAATTTTATTACTAATTGCTGGATATTTTGTTATGTCTTGTGATGATTTTTTCTCACCTACTATTGAGATATTTCATAAAATAGATAACCCTAATAAAATAAAGATTGATCAGGATCACGAACAAAATCAAAAACAGAAAAAATCTAAAAGTAAAAATAATACTGACACTATGGTTATTGGTGGTCAAGAATATATAGTAAATTAATATGCTAATTTTTACTTACTTGAAAGAAATTATACTTGGTATTGTAGGATTCTTCGCACTTTATTTATTCAATCGTAATAAGACTTTAAAAGCAGAGAAAGAAGCTTTAACTGGAATTATAACAAACAAAGACAAGGTAATAAATGTTCAAAATAAAGTCATGGAAGTTACTACAGGTGTTGAGCGTACTGATATTAGCTCTTCTATTGATAGGTTGTCAAAACCTAAATCAAAGAAATAGTTTGCCAACACTTAATCTTCCACCTCTGCCGTTAATGTCTGATCAAGCTAACAATGAGTTTAAAAAACTTTGTGTACCTTACAATAAATGTGATAACATTAATAACTGGTTAAATGAATTGTATTTATTTAAGCTAAAATATGATATTTACGCACTTGAACTTTCTAAATAAATGTGTTATATTAAATTTGCACATAAAAGGTTAAATAATAACCTCTCTTTTTATTATTGTTGTTGGAGTAACCCTAGTTTGAGTAAAATCTAATTAGGGTTATAAAAAAGAACTTATTACTGGGGTAAATCCCAATAGTAAGTTCTTTTTTATTGGTAAGTAGACTACAAAATGTAGTCTACTCTGATTTTTTCAACACCTCATATATCATTTCAGAACTAGCATTTTTATTTTCAAGAACTTTAATAATTTGTTCATCCTTACATTTATTAGCTACAATATGATAAATAAGAACAGGTTTAGTTTGACCTTGTCTATGAAGTCTTGCATTGAATTGTAAATAATGTTCTAAATCAGGAGTAACCCCAAACCACACAATAATTCTACCTCCATATTGTAAGTTTAACCCTTTAGCAGTACCGCACTGGCATAACAATAATTTTATCTTCCCGTCGTTCCATCGGTTTTGAACTTCTATTGTGTTATTTCTATTTAAGGTGACACTGGTTGGAATAGCTAATTTTATCCTCTCCTCATCGCATCTAAACTTATAAGCAACTAATATATTCTCATCTGGATAAAGCTCTATAAATTCTTTTAAGCACTCTATTTTATTATTATGGATGATTATATATGATCCGTCATTTTCACTGCTATAAACAGCTCCATTGCAGTATTGAAGTAATTTAGAATACAATACTGCTGCATTAACTGCCGTTATTTCATCATTGTTAATTCGCAAGTAATATTCTTTCTCAAATTTCTTGTACAAATCATAATTATCTATATCAACTTTTACCACATTAGATATTTTATCCGGTAATTCCAGATAATCTTCAGCTTTCATTGAGATAGTAATGTCCTTTATTTTATCTAGTATGGTATTTGGATAGAGACAGATATACTTACGCTTATGTTCATCATAAGTAAAATACTGATTTCTATAATGAGTTATGTATTTACCTAGTCTCTCACCTTTATCAAGTAAATATATCTGACTCCATAAGTCCATAAACCCATTAGGATATGGTGTGCCTGTAAGTAATACCATATAAAGAGATGTAAAATGTCTTAAAGCTTTAAAACGATTAGAGCTATGAGACTTAAAACCAGTGCTTTCATCTACAATAATAAAACCATACTTTTTAAATCCTTTGTGAAACATCCAAGGTATGTTTTCCTGATTGATAATATAAATATCAACTTCTTTTTGCAAAGCTTCCAATCGCTGTTTCTCACTACCTACGGCAACAGAATATCTTAATCTTTTTGTATGCTCCCATTTATCAAGTTCATTTACCCAAGTAGACTTAGCAACATTTAAAGGAGCTATGATAAGGCATTTTTTAACTTCTTTGTTCAATATTCTAACAAAAGCAGTTATTGACGCAATTGTTTTACCAAGCCCCATTTCTTGAGTAACAAATATTCTTTTTGTTTTAAGAATATTATTAACTACTTCATGTTGATAATGGTAAAGGTTTGACTCATTCAACATTTATGCAAATCTATATTTTGGTAATGCACAAGGATTATTATCTAAATATTTTTTAAAACCCTCAATAGCGTTTATATGATAATTATTAACTTTACCATATTTTGAGTCATCTATGATTTTTACTTCAAAACCATTATCTTTTGAGAATTTATTTAGTGCTTTACCAAACTGTGAATAAAAACTAACTATTGAAATATCAAAATAATCAGACAACCATTCTATAGCTCTAACCTGTTTGAATTTTTTACCGATACCAAGTTCATCTGCTAATTTATTTGCTCTTCGTGTCTCTATGGACGCTCTAGCCATTGCAGTAGCAGTTATTTTATTATTAATTTGAGATTTTGTTTTTATAGCAATGTCTCTTTCCTCTATAGCAAGCTGTTCTCTTTTATAACTCTCTGCCCACGCAAGAGCAGCTTCATATGGATTAGAGAAATCAGGTATCGCTAATTGATGTTCTTTTAACTTCCTCTCACATTCAATAAAGTATTTACGAGCTTCTTTTCCTTTCTCACTTCTTTGTAACATTGAAATTTCTTTAGCTGCATCAATAGTTAAAAAGTACTCTTTAGATGGTCGTCCACCCGATAAACTGGAGTTTTGGACAATTTTGTCCGTAACTATATAATCAATATTTTCTTCTAAATCCAAATATTCAATCATTCTTATTATCCATTTATGTAATGGTGTATCTATTTTTAAAAACTCATACAATTCTCTAGCAGATACAGCTTTTTTTAATTCTTTATGCTCTATTATTGTTATATTCATAAATAACCTATAAATTTAAAATTAATAAATAATAAAAGGATTATTTAAGAACCAAGAAACTTTAAATTTGACTACGTGTTTAATTTGTAGTATAAGATATTTAAAGGTTATTCTTGGTTCAAGCAGAGGTAACCTTTTATTCTAAACTACTTATATCACTTTTCGTTTGTAACATCAATCATATATTCTGTTAATATTTTCATAGCTAATTCCTCATCATTAACTACGAATACCGATTGTTTTTTTGCTATTAGTTCCGAAATTTTTAATTTTTGTAACTCGCTCAATTTACCTTTTTTAGACTTAAACTCAACAAAGAACAATTTACCGTTTTCACTTATAAAAATTCTGTCAGGCACACCTCTATTACTAGGTGAGACAAATTTATATGTAAGATAACCAAGCTTTTTAGCTTTATTAACTATCTTTTTTTCTAAAGGAATCTCTAACAATTTTTACTTTCAATTTAATATAAGGTATTATCTGATAATAAAATATTCTTTCCATTTCACAAAGTATTGCATGTATTAACATAAAAACACCCACTAAACTACCTATGATGATTATAAGCGGTGAGAATAATATCAATAACAACCAAGCTAAAATTTTAATCATTTTCACACCTCTTAAGAAAATCCCCATGATATTTTTCTCTTGCTTCCAAATAAAATTTATTAGCTTCTTCTGCTGTATCAGCATAACCTAAATATATCCATTTAAGATTTTTGCTAATATATACTAAATATTTATTTAATTGTTTATTAAAAAATACCCCTTTATAACCTGTTTTATTTTTTGAATTTAATTTAGTTCTATATTGTACTTGAGAAAAATTTGCTTCTAATAAATTTTCTATTCTTGTGTTTAAGGTATTACCATCTTTAAACACTACTCTTTCAGGTAAATACCCATTAAACATTAAAAATACTAACCTAGATGTAAAATATAGTTTTCTTTTATAACGTATTGTTTCATAATAATTACCTTTAGTTTGCCAAACACAACCTGCTTTATCACCTATTTTTACATTACATATCTTATAATTTTTACCTGTATAAATATCAATTTTCCAATATAAACCCCCATCTCTATACTCAAATAACTCATTAACATCTTCTTGAGTTAAAATTGATTTTACATTCTTAACTTCCTTATCAGGAATATCAGGTAATTCTTTTTTTCTTTTCATAAATTAACCCCTATCATTTTTAATGTCTTAATTGTCTCTTGATAATATCTTTCATAATCAATATTAACCATCTCATCATCCAAGTTCATTATTGGATATGCACCATTTGCATCCGGTACTTTATGTCCTTTCATATTTAAAATATAATCCCCGTCAGTTCTGTAATACCAACGAACTACTTTACCTAGATATTCATCTCTAAACTTAGCACCAAACTTTGTTTTCTTGGTTAGTATATAATCTTCTTTTGCTCCGTTTCTAATAGTATTCTCAATTGGATATTCATTTGTAAGATAATTCTTTACGGCTTTCTTTACTATTCCAAGATGAGCGTTCCTTGATAAATCATTCATGCTTAAAAATCCTTTAGTCTTAACTCCGCCATCTGACTTTATTGCCAAATAGTTATTAACATCTCTTATGTAAATCCTATCGTAATGTGTTTTTTCCAGTTCAAAACCGGTCAAAAACTCCCATTTTTCCAACACCTCATTAAACTTATCTGTATTTTTTATTTTTCCCCTTACCGTAAGTCCATCAGTATTACCGGATATTATTTCAAAATCATGTTTTTCCAACTCTTCAATAAGCATTAATAAACATAATTGACCTGTTATAGTAATCTGTATCATCTTCTCTAAATCATACAAAATACTTTTCCTATAACCGAATCTGCCGAAAGTTCCATTAAGTACGATCTTGTAAAACTTGCTTGGAGTACTTGTTTTATCCTTTATTTTCAGACGTCTATCTCGCCATAATTTATATAAATACAGAAATTCCTTTCCGATATTACTAGGATATATACCATTGTTTATAATAATACTTGGATAATATGATGTAACATCAACATCTATAAGAAACTCATCATCAGTTTTAATTACTGCCAAACTTTCCTCTTTGGAATGAAGACCACCAATTCCTATTGTAAAACTATTTGTCTTGGTTTTTATTTCCCTACCGACAAAACTAACATCTTTCTTCAAATTGGTTTTATCAGTAAAATCAAATTCTGTTATTTCCTTTAATATATTAGTTATATTCTCATTATAATAAGAAATATAATGTGGTGGTTTATATTTGAAACTTAAATGTTGTTCTTTAGGAATGGATACATCATTAAACTTGAGTTTAAAACAAATCTCAACAATATCTGCATCAGATTTACTCCTAATATCTACCCCAAACCTATCATAATAATACTTTTGCAAATCTATAGAAATTTTTTCATATATACTTATACCTACTTCATGTCTTATTCTTAATTCATCCTGTATTTGCAAATACAAATCCCTTGTTATATCAACGTCATTAATACAATAAGCTTTAACTATATTTTTCTCTTCTCTTGTAAGCACTTTTGCTGGATCGTAAGGTAAATCCTGTAATTTTCTAGTATGAATCCTTGCCCCATACATTTTAAGTGAACATTTACTCGGCAGAACTCTAATTATATCAATATGATTCCACTTGCGAGGTGTCCACAAGAAGTTATTGCTAATAATGTTAAAACTATTATCAGAAAGTATCAAATCATCAGACAATCTTTTTAACTGGTCATTAGTCGGTTTATCATTTTCCTTAATAAACCTCATTATCATAGGAATATCATAAAATCTGGAATTAAAACCTATTGTAAGATCGCGTGATAATATATTAACGAGTTGTGCTTTATCAAAACTAGTTTCATGATCGTACTCAAACTCCAATATCTGACCATCTAAAGACTTGAGTACGATAAGAAAATAGTTAGGATAACACTCGGTATCCAAGAACCATTTCATTTTTATATGCTAGAATAAATCTACTTCGTTTTCTGATGTGTTTCCCTGATTATTAGGTATAACTACTTCTTCACTATCACCCATATCAAGAAACTGACTTGAAGCATCTATAGCACCAATTCCGAGACGTGTTCCGTGTTTATTAAATACAACAGTATGAAGACTACAAGCTATTCCTTTGTTAGGCTTACCTTTACCATAGAAATAAAAATTAACATATCCGCTGCAAATAGCACCGCCGTAAATTAACTCTTCGCTTTCCATAACCGGTATTGCCTTACCCTCTTTTATTTTACATACATGGGGTCTTATAACACTTCCGTCTGGTGATTTACCTGATTTTGCAAATAACCTATAGTAACCTTTATATACACTATGTTTTGGGTCTTCTTCAGCTAACTCATCGCCGTCGCTATAATTGAATTTTTTATAAGTAGATCGTATTTGTTTTTATTATTTTCCATTGCTTTACTCCTTTAATAATTCTTTTACAATTTCATTTAACTTTTCATCACAAGAAGACAGAACTTTACCTAAATACTCTTTCTCGGTTAATTTATCTACTTGCTCTTTGCTTAATAATTTTTCTGCCTGTCCTATTCCAATAATGGTTTTCTTGATATTATAAGCGTTTTCACCTAACAAAACCTTAAGCTCATCTTCAGCGTCAGATATCCATTTTCTATTTGAATATTTGTCTACTAAAGAATAGCCGTTTATGTGTCCGCCGTTTTCAAGAATACTTTTAGCGTAATCTTCCAAGCCGTTAATATATAACAGGATTAGCTCCTTTTTGTCAAGGAAATCTTTTATCTCATCCGTTGTCAAGGTGTATTTATCCTTGACAACAATATTAGTAGATAAAGGCTTACAAATAGACTTTGCACGGCAGAATTTACAGGTTTTTACACTAGGATTAAATTCTGGTTCTAACTTTTTACATTTACTTACTACGTTTTTGTAAAAGTTATCACTGATAATCCATTTGTATTTTTCCTCTTCATCCAAACTCCAACAACTGTTAGAAAATGTCGGTTGGAATATGTGAAGATGTAAGTCATAATCCTTTATAGTATGGTAATTACTTTTTATGTAACCTTTAGCATAATTAAGCAATTGATAGTTCATATAGCTATCTACCTTTACACCATAGCCAAACTTGAAATCAATTACGTGGACTTGATGTTTATCATCAAAATCTTTACCGGTAATAATACAATCTACTGTTCCTGCTTCATTATCACCTAAATATTCAAGAGCAAACTTTTTATCTAAAATTACATCTACATCAAATAATTGCTTTTTAATTTCAATAAAAGACTTAAAAACATCTACAATAAGATGTTTGTTGATATTTTCATTATGTTTTACATTTTCCAAATAATGTAAATAAGCATCAAGTACAGGTTTATCGTCTTGTATTCTTAAATAGTCCCTTATATCAATAGTAACTAGTTCATGCAATAAAGTACCCTCGTCAGCATATTTGCTTTTAGTAGGTGGTAAATCCTTTTCCATCATATAAGATGCTGGACACAAATATCTACGCTCAAAAGAACTAGGTGAGAAATCACTATGTTTTTTCATGATATATTACCTAAATATTTATAAACAACCATATCGCCTAGATAATAACAACAAATAGATATGATTACTGTTGTAATTAAGTTTGTAAAACTATCAACTCTTTTACTTATTTCATAAATAGTAAAATATAATATGGTTATTCCAAACCCTATTAGAAATTTAATCATTCCACTACCTCCCAATCATTGCTTAAAAACTCCGTTTCATCAAGCACATATGGGTCTTCGTAAGCATGTTCTATACCACACCAACAAGAACTGTATATCATACCGGAATTAATACAAAAAAACTTACTTTCTTCCCAATCCGGTAATCGTACGTGATTACCTTTTTTCATTTGTTGCACTGCTTCTATAAAATTCATTCTACTAACTCCCAGTCATTTGATAACACTTCTTCAAGGCTAAAATAAGGTTCTTCTATGTCAATTTTGGAATAAATATTACTATCCGGTATTTTGGAATAAATATCACCTAACATCTGTTTATAATTTAAACCTCTACACTTTATTACCGAATTAGGATTTTCCTTTAATTTATTAAATGCTTCAATTATATTCATTTATCCCTCATTTTATCTGGGGTTATTATAATGCCTATTTCTATTCTTGCTTCGCTTTCAGTACCATCAAAAAACTTTTCTTTAGGATAAAACTCATGTATTAGTTTTATTTCACAACCTTGTATTCCCCATATATAATTTTTTAACCTTTCTATAATATTTTTATTAGATAAATATATATCAATTATGTCTTTATCTTTTGTAGCTATTGCAAAAATAATTTTTTCAAGTTTTATTTTACCGTTTATTAGTTGTTCTGATATATCAGCTAATTTATAATTTATTGTTGAAATAAGAGAATAATCTGGCAATATATTTTCATTTATAATATTATTCATTCTACGCACCTTTATTTTATTATCTTTTTTACCAATCTCTGCTAGTTCTATTATATTCATTTTATTACATATCTTTCACTATATCATTTATATTAAACTCGCTAGGTCTATATTCAATAATACAATCAACGTCCAAAGTATAATAGTTACTATCACCCTCACCTCTAAAATGAAAACTAAAATAACCTTTATCTGTTCTTATTTTATAGTAAGTATATTGTAACCAACCTTCATCTTTAAGTTCAGATATTTTTTCTGTTTCTAAAACTATTGCATAGTTTAATACTGACTCATCTTCATCTTTTATAGATTCCTCATCTAAATACACACATTCACAACAATTTTGTGAATGTTCCATAATAAAATAAAATAAATTTTCTAAACTATCGTCCTCCTCATCTATAACATTTGTAGAACAACAAAATTTAACTATATCTTTATCAAATGAAGCCCATTTTATAAATTTGCCTTTTAAATCTGAAAAATCACACCAAAATTTTTCAAAACTATCATAAACCATCTCACTACCTACTTTTTACTATTTCAAATAACTTATTAACTCTTGCTTCTAACTCAAATTCTGACAAATCAGGGTTGTTTTCCAACACAACACCAATTAGATAAAGTTTTATATCGTCATTATTTCTGTCGTTAACAGTTTTGAGTGTAAAAAATAAAGCTATTGATATAATTGTTAACACACTAAATATTCTCATTTTATTCCTCAATATTAGCTAATGAATTTTCAATATACTTTTTTAACTCTAATAAATCTTTTTTCTCATAAACTAAATATCTTGATTTTTTACCAAACAAACCATCGCCGCCTTGCGTTTTATTCAAATCATAACTAGTTCCGTTTTCTTCACTATCAATAAGATAATCAAACCTATGTTCACTACTTTTAGCTTCAATATCACCTAAATCCGTATAAAACCAATCATCAGTTTGATCAAAAGTTTCACCTTTTTTACATATTGATAACATAACATCGTTATCATTTATCTCGCAATAAAAAGTGCCAGCAGGTAATTTTATAAAATCTTCTCTACGATATACTCTCATTTCACACCTCTTGTTTTCCTAATACTTGTTGCTTTAATTTTTCAAACTTATTTAATTGTTTAATATATTCTTTTTCAGTTATTACTTCAAAAGTATCATGTCTTAACCATTCTTTTTTTATTACATAATATTTTCCGTTCTCATCTTTATTATACTCATAACTACTTGTTATTTGTTCAGGATACTCCATTGTAAATTTATTCATTTCACACCTCTTGTTTTCAAATATTCATCTATTTTCTTATTCTCTTCCATCATGGATTTGGCAACAGAGTTACGCAGTTTATCATAAACACTTTCGTAGGTCTCACCTCTCTCATAGACAACATTGTCCTCAAGTTCTATCTCAACAGTTATGTTTTCATAATTACCTAGATTTCTAATAAGCTTCTTTCTGTATTTCACTATCATTTAATTTAACCTCTTTTCTAATTGATACTAATCTGAATTTACCCTCTCTTTTTAAATATGGATAATTCTTTAATCTTAAAAATGTTGCTAAATCATTTTTCAATTTTTTACTTATCTGATTTGTTGTATAACCAAGTTTTTGTAATATATCCTTACAGCTATACAAAGGGGCTTTATAATCAATATCTTTAGAAAATTCTTCATAAAATAAATCTTCCATAACATCATTCATAAAAAATTGACTATTTAATTCCTTTTGAATTTCTTTATTATCCTTATTTAAATCAAAATTAAGCCAATCTGTATCTTCAAAAATTTGTCTGTAAAGCATAAGCATATCTATCCCATGTCTGCCGTTACAATGTATGGATAATCCTTTTTCATCCTTATAATCATCATCTAAAGGGATAATCATAAATCTATTAGCACCGGTATTATCTTTTAGAAAATAGAAGTCGTTAGTTGTTGCTATAAAACTTGTTGTTCTCTCAAAATCCACAGGAAAACTTACATATATCATTTTGAGAGTATCCATAGTTCTACCATAAAAAGCCTTGAAAGCGTTTATATCGCTATGCTTAAACGACTTTTCCAATTCTGCCAATTCTACAATAAGTTTATTCACAAGCCCTAACATATGTCTATCATCATCCGTTTTAAGAGTTGCTCCTATAGATATATATTGTTTTTCCATATCATAGGGTAAAAGATTTTTTACCCATGTTGACTTACCTCCATCCTGTTTTGATTGCAATACTAAAAGACGTTTAGCTATATCTTTACTCTTATAAGGATATTTGCTACTAAAACAACTTATGTAAATAAACTGCTTAAGCCAAGTAAGTAAATAAACATTACGTAATTCTGTGTATTCAGGTTTTACTTTCAAAGTATTATAGAAATCTTTTAACCTACATTTACCATCCCATTCTGTTTTAGTTAGCAGGTTGTAAAACGAATTATATCTATTTTCATTAGCATATTTGTTAATATATCTTATACCTCTGCTTTTACTTGACATATTATTTATTTCCATCAAGTCCAGAATATCTTCTTGGTTTGCGTTCTGATCACCATTGCCGAATAAAGTTACTTTCTTGGTTATGATATCAACACCTAGATCAATTTTGTAAAACTTCATTATGTGTACAAAGTTATCGTAAGTATCCTTAGGTTTCGCAACTGTTTTACCATAATGTATATGGGGGAACGTATCTAGAGGTACAGTATCACTTTTATCTACTTTAAGAGGTGGTGCATTAGGGTCAAGCATTGATGCCTTAACTGCTAATTGATTATCCCTAACTACTTTCATTATGGTTTTGAAAGTCTTGGGATTTTCCTTGTCATTAGAAAACTTTTCATAAGTGTATTCTATAGTATGTCCATCTTCACAGGATATTTCTTTCCACAAAGATAATCCCTCATCACCTCCTTTAAACTGATGATGGAGAATACTACCAACTTCAACCCAAGTTTTATAATCATTAAACCAACCTTTTACCTCATCAAACCCTACTATGTTTTTATACTCTATTAATAACTCTTTTATTCTATCTATGCTCAAATCCTGAACTGGGATATTGTTAAATGTTTTCTTTAAAGCTAATTCCTCTGATTCCTGATTTTCATTGGCGTTTGAAGTATTGATTGTTAAATCACCGCCTAAGCAATATGTTAATCCCTCATTGTAAACCATTTCAAATTCAGGTGAATTATAGGGCAATCTTGATAATGAATTATTGCCAAAAGTATTATGTTGGTCTATTGCCATCATCAAATCATTATTAAAATTCTGGGTAAGATTAACAAGTATGTTTGATTTCTCTTCTACTTTAAAATTTCTATCGGTAAATACAATAAGTCTTACTCTAGGAGCTTCAAAACTATGAGAAGATGTTGTATAGTGCAAATACTCATAACTGCCTAAAGATTGTTTCAATTCTTCTTTCAAATAACTATAATTCTTGGCATAGCTATCAAAATCAATTACCAGTCCGCTATAATAGTCAATATTCTCGGTTGTTCTAGATAGTGATGTGTCCTTATATCTAGCTAATATAAAATGTTTCTGCTCTTCCTTTTCACTATTTGACTTTTCCTTGTATTTAAGAAAATTCATATAAATGTTTTTAGATGTGAGTTCATTAAATTGTACTCCATCCTGCCCCACATAAGATATTTTTACGTGGGGAAACGTTGTAATTGCGTATTTCATATTATTTAATTGATATTATATTTGATGAATAAATCCCTGATAGCTTCACGAACCAACGCACTTATTGTTACCTTATAACCAGTATCATTGCTTCTAATAATACTTAAACCTCTTAAGATAGCTATCTGATCTAAAGAAACCCCTACAGGTTGATTATTATATCCACCAGTAGAGTTTTTAGGTGTGTCATCCAATATACTATCGGATGTTAATTTAGCAACTTCTCTTTCAAAATTTTTCATAACTCATATACCAAAAGCTAATTGTCCAAGTATTAACATGAATAAACAAAAATTAGTTCCAAGTACTACTTTTAATGCCCATGGGGCAAACTGGTTATTCATCCAATCTTCAAATTTGTTGTTCATTTTAAATCCTAAAATTTTCTTCAAGTATATAACTAAATGTTACATAAAACATTAAAAGATCAATTATATCTTCAGTTCTTTCTTCATCAATATTATATTTTCTTTTTATTATTTCTTTATATTCATCAGGTAAATTTTTATATTTAACAAATAAACCAGCATGTTTTTGCCTCTTTAGTTTATATACATCTTCTTTTAACTCTTGAGGTATTAAGTTTTTTACACACAAATAATTTATTTTAGATAAAAATTTTAAACTGTTGTAAAAATCAATATAAAAATTTCTGTTATTAATATTTTCACCTTTATTAACTGATTCTTCATTTTCACCTTTATTAACTGATTCTTCATTTTCACCTTTATTAACTGATTCTTCATTTTCACCTTTATTAACTGATCCTTTATTTTTTCTTAAAAAATTCCAAAACATATCTTCAAATTTGTTGTTCATTTTATTTCCTCTTTTTCTACATTAATTTCTAGTTTACCAAGTATGTCGTCTATCATCTCAATCGGTGATTTTTTATAGTACGACATGAGAATTTCAAGTTTGTGATAGTTCTTTAATTCTCTTAAATTGTGTAATAATTCTGCTTCTAAAATCATTTAAAAACCTCCTATTTCAACTATAATTATCAAACATATAGCAAGTAATGGTGGCAATATGAAAACACAAAACAAAAATGCCAACATAACTAACACCCCCTACTATTTAAATTGTAAAAATCCATTCTTAGATTTCTATTCTCATTAACAGCTATCTCATTCAACTTCTCACCTATCTTATGTCTTAATCCTTGTGGGTCATAGCTAGAGTAATCAAAGTCGTTAATGTCAAGATTAACTGCCTTTTCGATTAATTGTCTGTATTCTCTATCAGCTTGTATTTTCAAAGCTTCCTTAAGTCTTGTTATGTTATTAAATAAATTCATTTAATTACCTCACATATTCTAGAAAATTATCGTCAACTACCTTATCTTTATTGTGATAAAACTCAAAGTAAAAACCTGTTATTGCTATAATCACGATAGCTATTATGTATTTCATATTCATTTTATTTCCTCTTTAATATTTAATTTCAAAATATTATTACTTATTCTACGCAATAAATACGTGCCAAATTTATCTCTCAACTCTTTACCATTAAATAAGTATTTATTATCAGGACCACCACTAAGCAATAATTTATAATCATCCATGTCTCTTCTTATACTTAATCTTATTTGCTCATAAGCAATAGTAGCTATTCTTCTATTTTCTGCTTGTAAATCACTCATAATCACTCCTTTAATCCTTAAAATTATAGTAAAAGTTAAAACCAAGTCCTATTAGTCCAACAATAATTAGTATTTCGTGGACTAGTATAATTAATTCAATATCGCTCATTTTATATACCTACTTATTAATTTAAAAAGTACAAAAGATTATCACAAGGAGTATTTTTAATCTGCTTTCTATTCTCTACCAATTTTCTATACCTTGCTAATGCCTGTTTCTCATCGTATCTTTCTTCAGCATCTATTTCTGCCAGAGTGTAATTATCGTCAATATAGTCGTATTTAGCCTTATTTCCTTTAGTATTTGTATACATGATATTTATACCTCCATTAATTTTTTAAAAATTCCACTTAACTTCTAATTCTTTATGTAAAAAATATAAAAATTGCTTTAAATGGTCGTACATCTCTTTATGTTCTTTCTTCTGACTATTTAATAAAAACTTAACAAATTTATATTTTTTAAAACCTCTACATTTTTTTATAAAAAGATTATCGGCAGATATTAAATCTTTTAAATTATTTGAAATTTCTATAAATTTATCTGATTTTGCAGTAACGTTAAATAAACATGAAATAGGTATATTTCTAGTTATTCCATTGATATTTTTATTTTCAACTTCACAAATTATTCCCCTATCATCAGATTTTCTTATTGCTAAATAATCACGACCTACCACTAATTGTAATCCGTCTTTATCAACATAATTTGATTTTTTTAGTAAGTTATTCTTACACAAACATTCAAAATTTTCAGATATTTTATTAAAATTCCTATAAATATAATATTCACATTCACCATCTACTAAATATTCACTATACAATTTATTTTTCATAATATTTATACCTCCTTTTATTTTATTATTTGTTTTCTTATTTAAGCTACTTTCTTATTCAAAAGTAATTTGTTAATCTCTTTTACTACTTCACTATCCTTGCCGTAATAATATTCGAAGTAGCTAATACCTTTTTCGGCAAAGTAAGAGCGTTCATCATAAGAGCCGTCAGCTAATAATTGGTATGCTTCAAGTTTGTAAGTCATATCCATACCGCAACCTCCGAAAGACAATAGCTGTAAGTCTTCATCTTCAGTCTGTATCTCAAAAGGTATAAATCTACAAAGGTGGGCAATTTCTTCATCATATATAAGAGGCTCATACACATAGTTATACATTAAACAATATTCTTCTAGAGAGTATTTAGCATCGTAATACTCATCATTGTACTTATCCTGTACATAATCCAAAAAGCTATCGTATTTATTTGTGTTGTATTTGAGTTTAATGTCGTAACCATCCTTTAAATTATTTTCAAGAATGAAATCAGGGATAATCAACTCTGTTTTACCCTCGTCAAATCTCTTGTTTAATTCAAATCTAGGTAAGTAATGTTTAGTGTAAAAAGCTTCTATATGTATTCCTGAAAATTGTTTGCTTAACATAATTTTATCTCTTTTTAAATTGTTGATTGTATTTAACTTTACTTCTACAAGAAAAGATTGCACATAAATTTCTTGATAAATATGTTATACAATAGTTTTTAATAGCTGTCAATAGTTATTTTTATTAAATTTTAAAAAATATTTTATGTAAATAGTTCTTCACCTTATTCACCTTATTCACAAATTTATAAGTAGTTCTTCACCTTATTCACCTTATTCACATACTTTTAACCCTTTATTTTATATATATTTTGTTAATAAGGTGAATAAGGTGAATAAGTATATAATATATAAGAAAAAAATAAAGATATAATATAT